ACCGTCTTGAATAGAAATTAATCTGCCCATAGCATCTTTCATAGGCTGATTTGTTTGTTTATCAAATTTGTATTCAGGTTGTTGAAATATTTCTTTCTTAGCTTGCTCTAAAGCATTTTGAATAAGACCTCTTTGAAATTGTGTTTGTAAACCTTGTTGCAATCCTTGACCTAGAGACACTCCTAATTGATCAGCAATAGAAACACGTGGGGGCAAGACATTAACCATTAGATACCTCCAAAAATTGAATTACCAAATCGACCCATCATATTTTGCATTGGGTTTCCTAGGCCATATCCTGCACCAAGTCCTAAACCTGCGCCTAAATTGCCTAGTAAAGATCCAAATATTCCTAAGGTTCCAGGTTGGTAAGTTGGTTGATAGGCTCTTGTACCAAGTCCAAGCCCTGCAAGTGTATTATATTGACCTAAAGCTTGTTGCAATGCGTTTTGCTGTAATCCTGCGCCCATACTAGCAAGGCTTTCTTGTAACCCTGCGCCGGCTGCGCCTAGACCTTGCCCAAAACCAGATGAGCTTAAAGCCCCGCCACGACCGCCAAAGCCTGCAAATCTTTCTGCTAATTGAGGTATTGTCTGTTCTTGAAATTGTCTCATATAGGGGGCTGCAAAAGCATTGTAAACATCGCTGCCACCTCCAAGCAAATCCGCAAGCCTATTTTGTGCCATACCGTAAGCACCTGTAGGGCTTTGCATTTGTCCTAACTGTCCTAATATTTGATTTAAGGATGATTGTTGCTCTTTAGTTAATAATGGAACGTTGCGCATTTGATTTTTTGCGCCAAAAAGCATATCAAAAATACCTGCCATAATTTACCTCTTTTTAGGTAAATGTTGCTCTATGAATCACGCAAAATCAAGTTTCTTTTGTATATTCTAGAACAATTTGACTACGTGTATAACCACTGTAATTAATTGAGGTAGTAAGTGAGACGTTTGCAGCGTCAATATCAAGTTTAATATTTTCATTTAATGTGGGGGATGATCTATCTAAGCTTATTGCTAATATATTCACAGGGTCAAAAGCAGCACCGTATATACGTACAAAGCGAAAATTAGAATCTATTGTTATGCCATGAGCAACAGATTTAATACCAGCATTTGGCAATGCTCCGAAATCTATAACCTTTCTATAAGTAGGCACAAATTTATTTGGCGTTGAGGTAAAGTACTGCATAAAAGCGTTAGTTTCTACAAGAGGAAAGAGACCGCCTTCTTTACTGTTCACACTATTAGCTATGCGTTTATAAAGTAACGAAAATACCTCAAGAAAGCGGTCAAAGTCTCTTGGCGATTCAAAGCTTATTGGAAGCTGGTTTGCTAGTAGGGAAGGATCAGAAGAAAAGCTCATAATTAACTAAAATATTTGTCTACCTCCACGCCTACACCATAACACTAATGCGTTTAATATAAAGCTATTGTCATGAGTAGATTGAGTGTTCATCAAGTCATTGTCGTAAGTAAATATCACATTGAAAAACTGGCCGGATAATGTAGCATAAAATCTATGCCAAGCGTATTGTGATGCCGGTACATAATAGGGGGCTGGCGTTGTCGTTTCTAGTTCTTTTTGTCCAACAAGTAAATTACCAATAGCAGCAGGTGATGAATTTAAGTTTATGACTATACTAAATGCAACATCCGATCCTGATTCGCCATCTGGGACATCTGTAAGAAAATCAAAGTAGCTGGCTTTAGTTTGTAGGCCTGACTGCGAAAATGGATTAAAGTCTTTTGTTTGAGCAAACATTTTAGGATAAACAGCAAAATTCCCCCCTCCTACATAAACTATACTAGCCGATGTTGTAGGCGTTGCAGCTGGAATAAACAAAGCTTGGTTATTTTCATATGCTTGGGTTGTAAAATTCCATTCAGATATTTCAAAAGTATTCGTTGTTACGTTGCCTATAACAAACAATCGATCGTTTAAGTTTGTTGTAACTACTACTGGAGGGCTAACAGCTGTATTAATAAATTGTAAATTAGAAAAAGATATAATTGTGTTGTTTTCTAAGTTGTGATTAGCAGAGGTTACAAGTATAGGTGTTACGCTTGTATTGATAGAATCAACGCTTAACGAAACATCGTCAGGGGTTCTATTGCCATATATTAAAATATAACCTTGAGCATTACCTAAAGCAATGGATGGAAATTTAGTTTGAGCGTTGTTATTAGACCACGTGACAGCGTCGTTATCCCAATATACATCCAAACTATCCCATGAAATAGGGTCTTGAAGCTGGTAATTACCAAAGCAAGTAACATTGTCATCAAATATGCTGTAAGTATTATTACGATAATTATAAACCAAGACACGGTTTTGAAAAATTCTATTGCTACCCTCTTGAGGATATGACCAATAAACCAATTCTTTCTGATAGTCTCTAATTCCATAAACTCTATTCGGCCCATTGTTTATATTTTGTATAGAATCAAAAACAAAGTCAGGTATAGCAAGATCTATTCTATCAACTTGAGAGGCATTAGATGCAATAATTGCTTTATCCCCAATTGATAAAACCCTATCATTGAATAATACAGGCGAAAAAGTACTTTCGCAACCAAAATCCGCACTAACACGTTCCCAAATAAAGGGCAAACCATATTCGCCTAAATATCTAAGTTGCCATGTAGTTTGCTCAAAAAATACTATAAGAGTGTTTTGTATATATCCAATACCAATAATTTCTTCATTTGTGGGCGCATCAATAAAACCGCCTTTACCAAACTGATCTGAACGCCAAGAATCTACAGCAACAGGGTTTCCTATCTGGGAAAATCTGCATCTATTGAAAAAGTTTGTAGATGCGATAGGGCCTGCTGCAAGTGTACCCTCAAAAGTATTTAAGGCAAGAAGTCTTCCATAGTAAGAAACAAGTATTCTAGCTGAAAACATGTGGTAATCAGTGCCACCGGTATTGTAAACAATAGGCAAAAAGTCTGTCCAAGTGTTACCGTCAGTGTATCTCATGGGATTTGCTAAACTTGGCTGAAAGTTTGTTTCAAAGAATAGCCTAACGCTTTGCGATGCTCCAGTATAGTTTTCAGTGTAAAAGAAATTATAGTTTGTACTATTCCAAGAGGTTCCTGGAATCCACTCATCAAAAATACCGCCGGTGCGTATATATGCATATCTTGTATCAAAAAATATTGTCTGTTCGTCATTGACTCCAGGAATTTCCCTTTCTCTTATGCCCATCACAGGCAATCCAGGGTAATATGAGTAGCTCAAAACTACCGCAAAAGGGCCACCAACAAAATTATTAACAATACTTACCGCACCTGTTGAATAGTTTATAGTGCCATAGTTGTTTATATCACTAGTTATAAGCCCATTCCCATTGTCTGTGTAGGTTTTAGTTGTTGGGCCAAGAGGATCAGTTATTGTAAATACAACGCTGCTAGGAACTATTTGGGCGTTTGGCTCAGTTGCATTAAGGCTTCTATTTGATATAAAAAAACCGCCTGAAACATATAGGCCAAATAAACTTGCATCAACTCCAATTGTAAAATTGTAATCATCTACAACGGTTATTGTCCAAAATGGGGTAGTAGTATTGTTATAACCTGTAGCTCCTACAACATCTTGTATTACTACTTGGTCATTGTTAACTAGATTGTGGGGGTATTTAGTTGTTACTTGACCTGGAATAGCATTATTAGCTGTGGCTATATATCCAACAACAGTTTTTAAGTTAAAAGACCATGAGGTGGCAGTAGCTCTAAAATAATTAATGGTTGTGAAATTTCGTCTTAATCTTCCTAAAAGCTGGTTCCCATATCTTTTTTCTAGTCTACCCCTAAAGATAAAGGCATTTTCTAAAGATTGGAAAGCATCATTTTCCAGCAAAAAAGGCTTGTTGTATTTTACAAGTCCGCCCTTATCGTAGCCAAAAACATTTATAGGAACCAAACCAGACATTACACGCCTATAGCCATATATCTAACCAAAAAGGTGTCTGCGGCATTTTGCTCAACTCGAATGGTGAAATTTGTATTTGTTTGAGCCGTTACCGCAATCATTCTATCTTCTTTTGTTATTGCAGGAATAACCTGATAAACAGTTGTAAAAGCGATAGGAAATGTAATAACCAGAGTTTTACTAGTTCCAAGTGTTGCTTGGCCCCATTGCATAATTAAACCGCCTGGAAGAAAGGTATAACCACTGACCGCTGCGGATGGAGTTAGTCCGCTTAGTTGTATTTCTGGGCCGTTATTTTCCTGTCTTAAAAATAACCTTGAATTACCTGCTACATCTTTAGAATATAAGCCAATTTCGTTTGCAGCGGTTGCAGGTGCTGATGCTTGGTCGGGCATTTGTAAAAATTTATGCTTGCCTCTGTCAGCTTGGTTAACGTCAACATGGTTTTTAGTCATGTTGTCGTAGTAATTCGTAAAATTGTTTCTTATGTTGTCCCTAGTGCCCCCAAGGGTTTGGCCGGTAGTTGGAATATTTGGAGTAAAGTTAACCATAAATTACGAGCCTTTTTTCTTTTTTTTATTGCACGCTTTTATTTCAGCATATCTTTTCTTGTCATCTTTTAAAAGATCCGATAAACGCTTTGTGACATCTTTTTTAAGCTTTATAATCTTTTTATCCATTAGTTAGCAATCCCTCCTAAGCCTAGCCCTGTTTGCCCATAATTTTGGGCTATTTGATCTTTATATATTGTACTTACTGATTGCTTGCCAAGCTGTGCATAAGTTCGTGTTTCATTTAAAGAGTAAGCTTGAAGTAAAAATTGCTCCATGATACCCACGCCATCCATGTCTAGTCTATCTTGAAACACTTTTTTTGCTGCTCCAAAGGCAATAGTTTCCCACCATTCGTTGAGTTCGGGTAATCCTTGAGAAGCTGGTGACGTTAATAAAGCTTGTGAGGGGCTTCTGTAAGCTACTATTTGAATAGTATAACCTTTGTCTGGCACAGGTCTAAGCGTAAACTGATTTTGAAAATATAGAATGCTTAAAGGAATGCTCAATTGCGTTGGATTATATTGTATTTGAATTGCTTGCCCGGCTGTTGTAGGCCCTGAAAAAGTAAGATTTGTTATTGCCCCTGTTTCATAATTAATAGATCCATTAATACAATCGCCTATAAGTGTTCCTACGCTAGAATTTGGTGTTGGAACATCGGTAACATTATAAGTTATGCCATTTGCAACGTTCGTAGTAATCAAAAGATTTTGCACACGGCTAGCAGGATATGGAACTTGGGAGGTTGTTATTTGCTGGGTATTAGCTGGATTATTGTTTGTACTTCTTATTAAAGGCTTGGCACTTGTAAGACCGCTATAAGGCCCTGCTGTTCCATCGCATGTTGCGAAGTTGTTTTGATACTGCCAATTGTAATTAACGCCAAAAAATGGCCAAGGATTGTTAAAAAATGCTATTGCTCGATTCATACAATAGGCTGGTTGCTCTACAGTTGTATAATGCTCACTATCGAAGGGGTAAGTATCAATGCCTCTTGTGGTATTAAAAGTGTAGATATCTTTTAATTTTAAGCTTCGAAATTGTGCTGGAAAGTCATAAGAATAGAAAGAATTAATGTAGTCGTCAATGTCGCTATCAGTAAGTTGAAAATTTGTTGCTGATCCAGTAAGTTTTCTTATCTTTGTTCTTATTGCTTGTAATGTAGCTATTACCATTGATCAACTCGGTTTATTGTCAAAAACAGGTTCTAAAGTTACCGTAGGCGTATATTCATAAGGGTTTATCCAAGAGCCTGACGGGACGACTTGCGCTAATAATTGAACAACACCTACGGCAGGATAGACAAAAGGGGTAAAATTCAATGTATCTATCTCAAGGGTTATGGTATCAGAAGATAAAGCTATTACTCTACTTGATTTTTCGTTAATTTCAACCATGCCATAAGGCTTGGAACATCTTACACTAACTATTTCCCCTATTTTAAAGAAATGCTCCTCCGTAAACGTTATAACGCAATTTTGCGCAATAGTAATATTATTAATAAATCGTAACGGAGGAACAAAAAGACTCATAGCACGTCCATGGGTGTAAATCTTAATCTTGATGTTTTTGTAACAGAAGCAGGAATAAAAGAGCCATCGCCTTTTTCTACTGACAAGTTACGAACCTTTTTCACAGTGTTGTTTAGATGCTTAATAATACCCATAGGTAATTCGCATATTTCACCATGAACCAAACGGATAGTTTGGA